AATATTTTCAATAATACCGGGTAATGGCATACCGTCAGATTCTATTAAATCACCAATACCTTCAAGCTGCACTTGACCTTCAAAATACCAACCAGCTGGATGAGCGAACCGTTTATATAATTCAGACCATTTTGAAACAGGTGCTGCGGCTTTAATTAATATACTAAATATTTGATAAAGTTTATTGTCAGTTAAATATTTAATAGATTCTGAACCAATCTCAGATTCACCGACTTTAAATATATCCTCTTTAGGATATGATATTGTCGGTTGCTCATTAAAGAAAGATCGGAAGAAACCTTCGGCTGAATACAAAGAACCTTTTACTCTAAAGAACTTGGCAAATAACGCAGCCTCTTGTCTAGGGTTTGTAAAGAAATCTTGACTTGTTCCTAAACCAACTTCTTTAAATATATTATCTAATAAGGATAATGAAGTTAACTCAATATCTTTTGCGACCATTAATTCTCTTATGTCAGAATTGAATGAGTGTGTTCCATCACTATCCATGAATTCATAATAGTATTCAAGGAATTTAATTAGATTTGGATAATCTTCTTTAAAATAATCCGGTAAAACTTGTTCGACTTTACTTGTTCTAAAGTCAATAGCTTTTCGATTGAAATATGTTTCAGTGCGTTGTTTCATTTATAACTCGGCCAATCCTGTTACGTATGAAGTAGATATATCGTTATCTAATACATAATTTCTTAAAGGTGTAATAGTACTTTGATTTGAGGGTACGGCCTTTATCTTAATATATGCTGCACCAGGAATAGAGTTTGCAGTTAATCCTACTAGGCTTACAATACCTGTGCTAGCATCAAAAGATCCAACATTATCAAGTTTGATATTATTGGCATTATCAACAACTTGTAGTGTAGTACTATTTAATTTATTTTTAATACTACATAGCACGGAATCGTAATTAAATTGCGATGAAGTAATAATTAGGTTAACATCGTCCGCACCAGCTAGGCTAACAGGGAAAGTAACCGTATGAGCTTGACTCGTACCGAGTATAGGAGTAATTCTTTGACTTAATTCTATATCTATTTTAGAATTCATAACGCCAGGATCGACATCATCAATTAATGATAATAGATTAGATCTTCGAAATGTTTCACCGAACACTTTAAGATTAGAAGTAAAGTAAGTATTAATAACTGTTTGTATTTTGTCTGAAAGAGCATTAGTAGTAAAACCCGTTGCGTCGACATTATATCTAAAGTTAGTTTTTGTAGTTATAAATGTGGTGATCGGTTCAACATACTCTGCAACGACCGACATAACTCCAAGTTTATTTACAAGGTTGGCTGTAATACTTTCTTGAGTAGCCGTCTTAGTAGCTTCAAAGGTATCATCTACGTATTTTATTGAAACAAACACTTTACCGTATTCAACTGGAACGTTATCTTGACCACCCCAAGCAATCGCATCTGAAACAACACTATAATTTTTAATAATGAGAGCTTTGTAATCATCAGCCGTTACGAGTCTTTGTTGCGTAGCAAATGATATCGGAGCATTTTGCCTAATACTTTCAAGTGATTGTTTTTCAGCACCAGACGCCGAATTACTCACTGTTGTTACATTTAATGTATAAGCAACTGAATTCACCGTTACTGTAGAAACAGGAGTGAAAGCGCTGCCACCGTTTGCTAACGGACCAACGGTTGAAAGGTATTGAATATTAATTTTATTACCGGCAATTGGCGCTTTACCAAACGTAATACCGTCTGAGAAATGAATCTCATAAAATGTATTTGGGGCTTCGTGGATTGCATAATACATAGTGTCGGCCGAGACAGAAGTCGCGGTGTCAAGTAAAGTATATGTATCGAATGTAGAGCTAGTTGAAGAATCATATACATTAACAACTATTGTTTTAGTATCAATAGTATTGTCGGGAATAACATAAAGCTGACGATCAGTCGTATCTCCAACAAAGAATGTTTTTGTTTTAGCTGTTCCTTGATATATTGGAATAGACGTTGAACCAGCTGCTGTTTTAAAGTTATATATTCCAGTGCCGTCATCAATTGCTGTATAATTAGCAATTGTTCTAAATGTATAACTTACATCAGCAACTGTGCTAGTAAAAGAAGTATATCTTGGAAGTGAAATTGTACTTGGCCTGTTAGATACTGAACTTAAATTTAAGCTCAAAGTAGTATAGGCGACAGATGATGAAATCGATCTTGGCGTATAACCAAGAGTTTCGGCATGTGACACTACACTTGATCTCAATTGGGCGGTATTAAGGAATGTTTCATTCAATGCAAAGTTGGCTGTCAACCCGTTGAAATGGGTGTTATAAGCCAACACATCAAGAATATTATTAATACCCGAGGCTTCGAAATCATAATCCGTAAACTCAGGTTTTGAGACTAAATAAGTTTTCAGTCTAGCTTTGATGTTATTGAAATCTAATCTCGTTGATTGTATATTTGTTGCCATTATCGTAACCTATTTAATGAAGTGCTGACGTTAAATTCAGAACTTGAATTTTTAATTTTTAAATTGACTTGAATTCTAACGTCATTTCTGTCGGGATCAGGGTCTACTTTAATTGATTTAACTATAACACGAGGTTCGTACAAATCAATCGCCAATTGAATTTTAGTTCTTGCTCTATTTTCTAAATCCTCATCAGCCAAATCAAAAAGCAAAGCTCTTATATTAGCACCGAAGTTTGGAGCAAAGGGTTTCTCATAATTATTAGTGAGTAACAAGTTTTTTACGGCTTGTTTAACAGAAGCAAGGTCTGTCTTTTTGTAGATATCGTCGTTAGGAGCTTTCGCGAACGATAGATCTATATCTTTATACAGCTGAGAACGAGCAGTAACAACACTTGTGGTTTGTTGATTGCCATCTTCTAGACTAAATACTTTGCTTACCATTTTATTACTCTTATAGTTTTATCTATTTATAACTTTATTTCGACTAAATCTGATTTTGATTGAACATTATTATTATAACGTGTTTCTATATCACCTTTATACTCGGCTTCATATGTTTCATCAATATTTGGCATAACTAACACTACTTGAGCAGATAAGTTTCCATCAACATTGTAATTGTCATAATCGAGTATTAGTTTATCGTATCTTAATGAATTTTTCCAGTACTCAGCCAATTCAAACGTTTTAGATAAATCAGATCTACCTTTATCGTTTATTAATTGATATACTGCGGTTTGTCCAGTTGTAGAGAGAGTTGATAATTCGTCAAGACTTTCTCCTGGTCCTGCTTTGTATAATCCTTCTATAACAACAAGTCTATAATTAATAAATTGAAGATTGTTATTAAACGCCTCAATAGCAAGAGTTTGTTGTTGCAAATTTCTTGCCGCTATTACCTTTTGACTATTATCAGTCATGTGATTCATCGTAACTTTATTACCTCTACCTGACAAGAATTTAGCAAGAGAAATTTTATCAGATAGTTTTGTACTCGGTAATATTATACTTGAATCAGTAATAATATATTGTGGATCGGGTATTAATTCGTTGTTAGGCGCAAGTGGAATAAATTTACCATTAGCTGAGTTTTTAGTTGAAATAATTCCTTTAGCCCGAATAGGTGAAGCTTTCTTACCTGAAATTCTACCAACGGCAGGTGGTACGGTTAATGCGTAATCATCACCAAGAACTTTGTCGGCAATTTGTCTAGCAATAAAACCGCCAGCAGAAAGATTATTACTATTTCTCAATCTTGCTCTTACTTCACCAGCGCTTAACGGGTAAGTAACAACTTTGTCGGTTTCAACCTCTAAATTAATTTTATTTTTTAATTTATTACCAGGATCGATACTTACTCGTTTAATACCCTTATCAGAGGTATTCAAATAACCACCTAGGATAGCCGCAGTAGGCAGAGCCGTTTCAGTAGTATCACATTGTGTTCCATCAACAGACGTAGTATCAAATTCAGCTTCTGCAACCGCGGTATTTGTAATAGAACCCGCAGTACCTGAAGCACCAAGTGATCCAGCCGTATCAGCACCGGTAGCTTTATCTGCTAGGGCTGCGGTAGAAGCTTTACCGTCAAGATCACCATGGAAAGTATCGGCATCCATACTTTCGGCTCTTATGGTTTTTAGGGCTTCGATATTCTTTAGCGCCACCATTGTTTCGGCATATATCGTTTTCTGACAAAGAATATTCTTTGACACCACCATTGTTTCGGAGTATAATGTTTTTTCTGCTTCAATATTCTTTGAAGCACATATAGTTTCGGCATAGACGGTTTTATTTGCGTACATATTTTTAGTATACATAATAACATCTTTTCCGCCGATTGTTCCTGTTGCACCAAATATAGAAATACTTGTTGCGCCAATATTAATATCAGGAGAAGACATATGTGCGCCTTCTTCAGACGTAATATCCATGCGGCCTTTAGCAAAATATTCGGCTGAACCTTCGACGTGCTGCTTACTTGTACCTTTTGTAAGATACGTTCCATCACCGAGAGTTGTTGTTGTATTATTACCAAGAATAGATAATTCGTAATTTTGTTTTACTTCAGTTGTTTGAGTTTCTTCAACACTCGTATCTCTTCTTCCGCCTAATTTTTCAACCACATTACCTGCAACTGTTGTAGTACTATTACCACCTACATTTAATTTATAATCGCCTATGACCTCAACGTCTAGATTGCCGTTATATATCATACGCGCATCGCCTTCAATAATAACCGATTGGTCACTTGCGACTGTTAAAATGTGTTTATTTGTGCTTGATAATAATACGGTTCCGTCAGGACGCAATTCAACACCCGAACCTGTTCTGTGTCTAATCAATACTCGTTCACGACCAAATGTGTCATCGTATTGTATTACATGACCTGACGCAGTTTCCTTTGTATTGCTACTCGGATAAAGAGGCGGGGTTTGATACGCAAGATCTAAATTCATTCCTACGTCAGCGCCGCCATAAGTTAGATCAAAAGAAATATCACCGTAATCAGCTCGATTTATACTCGATTTCAACCAATAATCTTGTTTAGGATATTGTCCATTAGGATCTGTAAATCCAGAATTTTCGTATGACTTAGGCATTATTAAGTTCCTTGTTTTTCTTCTCAATCATTTTAGATTTCAATTCTTTAGAAGGAAGTGCTTCATCAGTTGGTAGTAAAGTATTTACTTTATTAAACCGTTGTTTAATATAATCTAATACACTAAATCCTGGAGCTGTGTTGTCGGTTAAATCGTCTGCTGCCCAAGCCTGCCCACCTGGGAACACTGTATAATATATTTTCATAAATTGATCAAATGTATTATTTTGTAAATCAACATAAGCTGTTCCATCTCTATAATCAGTTAAATCTTCATTAAAATCTATATTAGCAAGAAAAGCTTCATTTCTAACATCTTCGTAATCGCCTTTACCTACATTTAATCCACCAACAAAGGCTACTCCTATACTATGTTTATTGTGCGAAGCATCATTTTTAAAGAATGAAATTGTACTATTTTCAGCGCGCCATCCACCAAAAGATGTATGTTTTGTTACTTCACCGATAGGAGCTAATTTTCCAATTGAGCCATCACGCAATATTAAATAATGAAAATGCATATTATTTTTTCGTGAAGCTAATTCAGTATATATTTCTTTTACCGTGAGATTTTCATCAGTAAATGTTTCTGTCCAATTGACAATAACCTCAGTTATATCTCTGTCTGGTGCTCTAAATTCTGCTTCAAGTTCTTCGTAACTATTAATAATACTGAAATTATAATCATCTCCAGTATTATCTCCATTCCATTTAGAATCATTCTCACCTAACTTTGCAATTGGAGTTGTACCTTCGCCCATTGCCTTTGTCGCTTCATTCGAAGCGGTAACGGTATCGGCAACTGCCGTAGGAATAGTGGCTAGATTTTTTTCAATATATTCTTCTTTTAATGCGGGATTTAATTTAAATTTTTCGGCAAGTGCCTCTTTTTGTACAGCGGTTAAAGATGAAATTGATTTATCACCAATAGCTCCAAGACTATTTACTAAAGAAAGATTATCTTTCATTTTTGTATTTAAAAATGCCGCGGCATCTGTTAATTTTCCGCTGTCAACTTGGCCTATTAAAGTATTTATGTCTAAACCTTTTAAGGCGCTTTGATTAGAAAGAATTGAGGTTATTGGTCCTTTAATATTTGATGTAGCTTTTTCAATTAAATCTTTTATAGGTAAACCAATACCAACATTTGTTAATTTATTTAATTGTCCTGTAAATGCAGACTGCGCGACAGAAGTAATATCACCGACCTTTTTACTTAATTCAGAAACAATGCTTAATTTATTAAATGCGCCACCGCTTATTTTAGCTAAAGGTCCAGCGAGTGCGGCTAATCCACCAAGACCAGCACCTGATACTAAACTGCCTAGAACCCCTTGTGCTGAACTCATCAGTCCGGCAATTGCTTCAGTTCCACTACCTCCAGAAAATGCAAAATTAAATCCTGATTTAGCTGCCGCTCCAGTTATTTTTTCTATATCTCCACCGCCACTGATTGGAGTAATAAGATCAAGGCCAGGTATCTTATCAGTAAGTGTAGAAATGCCTTGTCCTGATAATCCTGATGTAAGTGACTTAACACCTTCAACAGTTGCACCTGCACTTGCAATACCGGAAATCGCACTAGTACCTTTACTCGCTAAGTTAGTAGCGGCGTCGATAAGATCTGTTTTAAAACCCGCGGCATTAGCTTTGGATTTGACACCCGCTAAGACTTTTCCTAATTTAGCCTTATTTAAAAATCCCATATTATATTCCTACTTAAATCTGTTAAACGCGTCTTCTGCGAAATCTATTCTTTTTTGTTCAATCGGCTTATCACCTTTATAGGGATAATCATCGTTAAATTTGTAAGAGCCAACTCTTAAATATCTTGTACCAAAGGCCGATGTCGCAGTAACGACATTCTTAGCTGATTTTAATTGTGATAAACCAAATGACGGATTTTTATTTAGATCATATACTATATATTGCAATTGAGTTTCTAATTTTGCTACTTCTAAATTTCTTTCAGCTGCAAATGAAGTTAATAATCGATACCGGAATTGACTCCATTGTGCAATACCTTTTCCTTCAGGATTCATTTCAGAAGTTGATTCTACGCATAAGTTACCTACTATACCGGCTGATTGTTCGGCCGTAAAACCATTTGCTATAAAGAAATTAAATGATTTTTCGGCGTGTGTTGCGCCTTGAACTTCGTTAATATTTGGCTGATTTGTTATAGTTTCGATCGGTTTTTCGTTAAATTTAATTTTGGTGTCACCGACCTTTGAATCCTTGATTGCTCGATTAAGCCTTTCAGTAGTAGGTATCTCAATCTTTGGTATTGAACCGAGTATAAGTGGAGCTTGAGACATCTTACCGTCAAGAAATAGGCCAAATACTTGAGCACCATTCTTTAGATTTGGTTTAAAACCAAGACCGGATGTTCCGTCTTCGGTACTCGGTGCCATGACCTGAGCCCAAGGTAAATCTTTATTTTGTATCATTTCAAGATTGTCGTGAATACCGTATATTCTTACTTGCACTCTTCCAAGTTTGAATTCGTTATCATTGTTATTAATAACACTTCCAACAAACCATCGAGTATCATCTCCATAAAAACCATTCATTTTAATTTCTCATTCGCATTTTCTATGTCGGTTAACTTTACACATTCGGCAACTACTGAATATTTATCAAGAACAAACATATGACGTAACGCTTGAATAATATATTCTCCAGATTGTTTTTTGTTATATTCAGGTTCTCCGCCAATTTCAACATCCTTAGAATCAAATACGTTTATTGCGATAATATCACCTAACGTTGTAGGACCACTAACGCTTGTTTCAAGAAAGTTTCTACCCGGCACATGTATAGTAACTTTGTTTTCTTGTAACCACGATTTAATAGCTTTGGCTTTTAATTGTTGGTCAATAGGAACTACGTCAGTAGTGTTTGCTATATTCTTACCGTAAATGTAACTTATTTGAAGTTCAGATATACGGCGTGAATCATAATCATGTAATTTTTTATCATTTATTTTATTTTTACTGTCATAAGGCAAATACGATTGAGTTGATTTAATTGCACCTGCTATTTTAATTTCTTTAAACATTTTATAAACATCGAAGTGTAATATTTCTCGCGAAGAACTATTCTTAATCAAATCAACCTGTTGAGTCGACGAACCTACGTTACCTTCTCTTACTTTCTTTAATGTGTTTACGTTTGTATTAAAAGTTATGCTGCTTATAACGTGCGATTGTTCATGTATAGGCATATTACCGCCTTCTGCAAAGGCAAGAGAATAGAGATACGGAAGTTTTTCGTTAACAACCTTTTTTTCAAGCATTGTTAACAAATCATTTTGTATAATATCGTCTGTATGAATAACAGAATAAAAATAATAAGGAAATCCAAATTCTTTTACCATAAGACTCTTTACCCAAGCGACAACGTCAAATGGATTATAATTAGGAACAATGATTTTAAATGGTTTTATACTACTTTCGTTGTTATTAATTATTCTAAGTTTTTTACCAAGAAATTCAGATATACAATTAGCAATAATTTGAGATCCAGTACCTGAATAAGGTCTATTGACATTCTCTAAATAATTGCGGTAACCAGAATCTTCAATTAATTCTATAGAAAGAGTATCACCTTTATCATTCTCTTTTGCAGAATTTTTAATTGTTGTCATTATAAAATTTTTATTAATAGTAACAGGTTCTTCTTCTTGACTAACAGAAAGACCTAATTTAACATTAATCTTTTCCGTTCCAACAAAGTTAACACTTGACATAAGGCCAATATTATCTACAATAACTAAGTTACCTGTCAAAAATGGCCTATTAAGGTTTTCGAATATATCAAGTTGAGCTACTAAGTTTGTGATATCAATATCTTCGCTCAAACGATCGGCGCTCATTACAATTTCTTGTAACTCGTAATCATATGCGGTTTTAAGTTTCTTTTCAGACATATATTATTCTTTCAAAAGTCTCATAAATTCTGAATGTATTTGAGACACTTGTGTTTTTTTCAATAGGCGTATAGATTTCAAAAGATCATTTTCATTATTGTATTGGTCAAGATACGTAATCTGAGTATATATAGCGGGTACCGTACGTGTCCCGTCACCATTAAGAGTGTGTGGATCCACATCAACATAATCTCCGTCCCCATTAACATAATGATGAGTAGCATTCGCTTCAGTAGTTACTTCACATAACGTAATAGTTTGAGCCGTATCAGATGAAAGTACTTCATTAGCCTGAAACGATTTAGTTCCTTCAATAATTATTTGACCAAAATCATATCTTTTATTTATTATTGTTCCAGTTACACCCGACGATTGACCAGTAACTGTTTGACCTACATTAAACTTTCCGGTTATAATATCGCCAGTACCAACAACTGTATTGGGATGAGTTTTATTTACTAAATCAGTTACTTCACTAGACGGTAACGGCCAACCAGATTCTAATAACTTAGGATTCATAAGATAAAATGTATAATGATATTTAGAATTTTTATAAAATTTATGAGATAGTATGTCAGCACGATCGCCATCAAGTATTGTATAATTATTATAGAATGAAATGTCATCTTTAATTATGTCAGCAATTCTTACTGATTGAGTTAAATTCTGTATTCTGGTTAATG